TAATAAATCAATAAAAAAATTAATAAATACTAAATATACATTTTTTGAACATATACGTAATTATGCTAATTATTTAAATAAAAAAAATACTGAATTATTACAAATATACGGTGTCCCTAATCATAATATTAATAGTGAATTGCAATCAGAATATATGATTAATAACATATTAAATAATATATCTTTTGATATTAAACAACTAAATTATTAAGAACTACACATAACACATCCTTCAGGATTATTACGCGAGCATACAGTTTTTTCATTATTAATTTCTTGACTAAATTGTATAGGTTGTGCAGCTGGAGAACTTCTCAAATAATAACATCCTGTTTTTAATCCATTTTTCCATCCGTAAAATAAAGCAGCAGTTAATTTATCATAATTAGGTCGTGCCATATATAGATTCATACTTTGACTTTGATCTACATACGGACCTCTAGCAATTGAATGATCTATTATATATCTTTGTTTTATTTCCCATACTGTTTTATAAATATTTTTTAAATCATCAGGAATATTAGAAATATTTTGAATAGATCCTCTATTACTAATAATATTATTTTTCATTTCATTATTCCATAAATTTAATTTTGTTAAATCATCAACTAAATATTTATTAATTATTGTAAAAGTACCTGCTAAAGTTTTTCTAATGTAAATATTTGTTGTCATTGGTTCAAAACTTTCAATATTACCTAAAATTTGAGATGTTGATGCTGTTGGCATTAGTGCAGTTAATAAACTATTACGAATGCCAACTTTTTGCACTTTCTCTTTTAAAGTAGTCCAATCCAAAATTGGAGTAATATTCCACATATCAAATTGAAATATTCCTTTACTCATTGGCGAACCATTAAAATTTTTATAAGGTCCATATTTCTCAGCTAATTCAATAGATGCTTCAACCGCTCCATGATAAATAGTTTCCATTATTTTTTTATTTAATTCTATAGCTTTGTCACTCTCATAAGGGATTTTTAATTTATATAATAAATCACATAATCCTTGAATACCAATACCAATAGGTCTATTTTCTTTATTATTTATTTCTGTTTCTGGTGTTGGATAAAAATTTAAATCAATAATTTTATTTAAATTTTTTGTTATAACTTTTGTTACATAATGCAATTTAGCCCAATCATATTCATTATTATTATTTAAAAAATTATTTACACCTATTGAAGCTAAATTACATACCGCATAATATTTCTCATTCGATACTTCAGTAATTTCGGCGCACTGACCCGTCATGATACCATTAAATATGCCTTTATGCTCTAAAGGCTCGTTGAAACAATATGTATCATCATGTCTTCCAGTATATTCAATCTTAGTAACAGTAATAAATTTTCTAGCATCTCTGTTAGATTCATTAATACCTGATATATCGAGTCGCTTGGGATTAAATCCTAAGCTAATTAACTTTAAAAGGTCAATACTTGTAACTAACAAACTAAAAGAATTATACATTTTGTCATCTGGTAAAGATTCTGTAATCACGGGATCTAATCCCATAGTATTCATCATACGCTTGACATCTAGAAGAAAGTCATGTTTGATAGATGATATTTCTAATTGATAATTCTTTTCATTCTTAGTAATTAAACCGTCACTATCACACAGATCTTCTAGCCACCTGAGTTTAATGTTTTTTATGTAGTTAATTGGGACAGTAGTTTTTATCTTGATAAAGTCAGACGCCATATGCATATCATTAATGATCGGCATATTAAACTGATAGATGCGCATATCCTCTTTTAGATCTTTAGCCTCTATTATAATTGGCTCCTTAATTTGATAATCATCATTAATATAAAACTTATGATAGGGAGTACACTCAAGTACTTCACCATTAGAAAAGGTAATCTTTATAAGTTCTTGATTACTTCCTGTTTGTTTTATGATCGTATTTGAGAATTCTTTACCATTCCATACTTCTACTTCTTGGTCTTTGAGATCAATAATAGTATGCCATCCTTTTGATGTGAGAATCTTTGTCTCAGGTGCCACGCACAAATTACTTGATTTTACTACACCAATATTTATTTGATTACTTTTTTTATTTACATTATCTTTATAACAAATATATGGATTTCCTGTTTCAATTTGAGAGTTTAAAATTTTTTGCCAAATTTTATTTGCTTCGTGTTTATTTCTATACTTTCCTTCATTAACATATTTCCAATATAAATCTTCAAATTCTTCTCCATAAACATCAGTTAGACCAGGACAATCGTCGGGACTCATAGTATACCATTCTCCATTATTTTCTACTTGTTTCATAAATAGATCTGGAATCCATAGAGCTGTAAATAAATCTCTAGCACGTAATTCTTCTGATCCAGTATTTAATTTTAATTCTAAAAATTCAATTATATCATCATGCCATGGTTCTAAATAAATAGCAATAGATCCATTTCTTCTACCTCCTTGATTTACATAAATAGCAGTTAAATTATATAGTTTTAACATAGGTACAATACTTGAAGTTTTTCCTAATGTTGAATTAATTAAAGAATTTTTAGCTCTAATATTAGAAACATGTACTCCAATACCACCAGAAAATTTACTAATTGATGCACAATCAGAAAGTGTTTTAAATATTCCTCCAAATTCATTGTCTTTATTCTTTACTAATGAATCTTCAGTACCTAATAAAAAACAACTAGATAATTGACAAGTATTAAGTCCTGAATTAAATAGTGTAGGAGTAGCATGAATAAAATATTTTAATGATACTAAATCATATGTTTCTTTAATTGCTTCTAAATCATTATCTTTATAATGAATAAATGTAGCTAATCTCATCCATAAATATTGTGGTGTTTCAATTATTTTATCATCTATTTTTGTTAAATATGATTGTTCTAGTGTTTTAAAACCAAAAAAATCTATATTATAATCTCTTTCTTCAACAATAAGATTATTAATATAATCTTTATTATTATTAATAAATTTTAAATAATCTTCATTAATATTAGGTAATATATTAATATAATCAGTAAAACTATTAATATCATGAATTGATACAATATTTTTTTTTAAATTACTTGCTAAAATTTTTCCACCTAATAAATTATAATCATGCTCGCCAATTTGAGAACAAATTTCTGCTGAATATTTATCTAATTGTTCTGTTGTAATATTATCACAAATATTAGATATAGTTTTCTGAGCTATAATTGTTACATCGATTGGTAAATTACCACATAATTTTTTAAGTCTTGTAGTAATTTTATCAAATTTAACACTTTCTATTGTGTTGTTTCTTTTGATAACATTAACCATTTAATATATTATATAATATATTATTTCTTTAATATGTTATATAATGTTTTATATTCAATATTTTTTTTATTCAATATTTTTTTTATAGTCAAATATAAAGGAATTAAATGTCAAATTTATAATAATAACATGCTATTATTATTATAAATTTAGATCAGAAATGCTCATCTGGTATTCATCAGTTTCAGATTTTTGATTTTTTCGACTACTATTTTGCTTCCTGGAGCGTAGGTGATATGTACCCATTGTGTATATGCTTTTTTCATCAATGACATGCTTCTGAACGCCCATGTCTTGATATGCTCAATCCATGGTTTGTTCATGGTAGCAAGCACCAGGTCAGGTGTGATAGCTGAATTGCTACTCAGATTGCACCAGTCCCAACCTTTGTCCAATGTTTGCAGCACCAACTCCGATGTGATGGATGGATTGCGGCTCAGACATGACCAGTCCCAATCTTTGTTCATGGTAGCAAGCACCAACTCAGGTGTGATAGCTGAATTGCTACTCAGATTGCACCAGTCCCAACCTTTGTCCAATGTTTGCAGCACTAACTCAGGTGTGATGGCTGGATTGCAGCTCAGACCGTTTATACCCCAGTTCCAATTTTTATTTACGGTTTCCAGCACCAACTCCGATGTGATGGATGGATTGCTACTCAGACCGTATGTACCCCAGTTCCAATTTTTATTTACGGTTTCCAGCACCAACTCCGATGTGATGGATGTATTGCTACTCATACCGTACCAGTTCCAACCTTTGTCCAGGGTTTGCAGCACCAGCTCAGGAGTGATAGATGGATTGCGGCTCAGACCCATCTTCTTATTTGTGCTCCAAAACCAATCTTTGTTCAATGTTTGCAGCACCAGCTCAGGTGTGATAGCTGGATTGCTACTCAGACCGTGCATACCCCAGTCCCAATCTCTATCAATAGTTTTCAGTACCAGCAGCGGTGTGATGGATGTGTTGCGGCTCAGACCCTGTGCATCCCAGTACCAACCTTTGTCTAATGTTTTGAGCACCAGCTCAGGAGAAATTGATGGATTGCTACTCAAACCGCCATAACCCCAGTACCAACCTTTGTCTAATGTTTTGAGCACCAGCTCAGGAGTAATTGATGGATTGCTACTCAGACCTTCTATACTCCAGTACCAATCTCTGTCTAGGGTTTGTAGCACCAACTCAGACGTGATGGCTGGATTTTCACTCAAACCGTCATAACCCCAGTTCCAACCTTTGTCCCGGGTTTTCAGCACCAGCTTAGGTGTGATATCCGTACGATTACTCAATACTTCATAGTCCCACGGTAACCGTCCGCCAATCGCGCAAATGTCAGCAATGTCAGCAACCTTGCTGATTTCTGTCCAGTCAAAAGCATCCGTGTGATTTATCATAACCTTCATTGGTATTTTACCACGCGCATGTTTGGAGATGCGTACTGTTGGATTGTCCGAAGGAGACTCTAGAGACATGATGCGATGGTTGTTAGTAATTTTATCAAGTTTAACACTTTCTTTAATATTATTCAGTTATTTTTATATTCAATTTTTTTTTTATAGTCAAATATAAAAGAATTAAAAGTAGGATAGGGCTGAAATGCAATATTACGTTTATTTCTTATATATAAAATTGCGTCTTCTGGTCTAAAATCATAATAATACATTAAATAGCATGCTATTACTGTTGCAGATCTTTGCATTCCAGCAAAACAATGAACTAAAATATTTTCATTGTTTTTTTTATATATATTCATTGTTTTTATAATATTCATTATTTCAGCTTTTAATATATTATTATTACTTTCACTATTCCAATCATGAATTGGTAATCTTATATAATTAATATTATCAGTTTCATACCATTCAGAAATATTAATATCTGTTGTACAATTTATAACTAATTTTATATTATTACTATTTAAAAAATTTCTATCTAGTGCTGATGATTTATTACCTAACCAAATATTATTTATAACTAAATCTGCATTATTTCTAAACATTGTATATAATATATTTATAAAAAAATTATATTGATATTTTATCCTGTTCTTAATTTATTATTTGTATTGTTAATGTTTTTTCTTAATTTAAAAAATTTAATTCTTTAAATTTTTTAAATTGTTTTTACATCTCTTAAAAAAATAAATATTTAATTATATAAATGAATAATTTGTATTATTTGTTATTGATTCATAAAAATTATTATCTATAATATCATAATTAACATCTTTTATATTATTACTATTATTATATTTTATATCTTTTTTATTTGTATAATGAGTATTTATATTTTGATTATTATACTTTTTTAAATTATTTTTTACTTCTTCTTCTACTTCTTCTTCTTTTTCTTTTACATATTTATTCATATTTGTATTCATATTTCTATTCATATTTGTATTCATATTTGTATTCATATTTGTATTCATATTTGTATTTGTATTTGTATTTGTATTTATATTTCTATTCATATTTCTATTCATATTTGTATTCATATTTGTATTCATATTTGTATTCATATTTGTATTCATATTTGTATTCATATTTGTATTCATATTTGTATTTTGATTATAAATATTTTTTGGTTTTCTTTGGTAATATTTTATATTATCTTTTATTTCTTCATCTTCTTCATCTTCTTCATCTTCATCATCTTCAACTTCATCGTCTTCTTCAACTTCTTCATTTTTTTCATTATCGTCAAAATCTACATATAATTTTTTTTTTAAACTTTTTTGATACCAATTATATCTACACCATAAAATGTAAATAATAATAATTATCAATAATATTATCCAAAAATAATTGGTTAAATAATCTATACATTTATCATGCATATTATTAAATAATATCTGATATTTTGATTTATCAGAATTAACATTAGTTAATTGATTTATTAATAAATTATGTTTTGTAATTTGTTTTAATATATTATTATCAACTAATTTTGGTTTATATTTTTTTGATAATATAAATGTCATATTTATATTATATATAAATATAAAAATTTATATTTATAATTTTAATTTTTTTATTAAAAATCTAAATTTATATCAACATTACTAATATTATTATTTGAATTTTTTGCATATTCTGTTGGTCTATGTTCAAAAAAATTTGTTTTTTGTTCAATAGATATTTTATCCATGAATAAAAATGGATTTTTTGAATTATATATATTATTATAACCTAACATTATTGATAATCGATCAGCTACATATTCTATATATTGTTTCATTAAATCACTATTCATACCTATGAGTTTGCATGGTAAAGATTCTGTAATAAATTCTTTTTCAATTTCAACAGCTTTACTTATAATTTCATGTACTTCTTTTTCTTCTAATTTATATTTTAGTTCTTTGTAAAGAACACATGCAAATTCACAATGTAATCCTTCATCTCTAGCAATAAATTCATTACTTGATGTTAAACCAGGTAAAATATTTTTTTCTTTAATCCAATAAATAGCACAAAAACTACCAGAAAAGAAAAGACCTTCCACAATTGCAAAAGCAATTAATCTTTTTGCAAATCTATCTCCATTACTTAACCAATCGATACACCATTCCATTTTTTTAGTAATACAAGGAATATTTGTAATCGCATTAAATAATTTTTTTTTTTCTTCTTCATCTTTTATAAGAGCATCAATTTGTAATGAATATACTTCAGAATGAATATTTTCCATAGCTCCTTGAAATTGATAAAAAGTTTGTATTTCTATAATACATATATCTTTTGTAAAATTATGCATAATATTTAAATTTACTAAACTATCACTACCTGCAAAAAATGCTAATATATTTTTTACAAATAATCTGGTATTATCATCTAAATTATTCCAATGATTAAGATCTTTTGAAAAATCTATTTCTCCTGCATGCCAAAACAAAGCTTCTTGTTTTTTATGTAATTCCCAAAATTTAGGATATTTAATAGGTAATATAGTAAATCGTTGTTCTTCTTGAAGTAATGGTTCTAATTCATCGAGTTCATGTTTTACATGAACATGATTTTTTATTTTTGTAAGCAATTCTTCATATTTATTATTATCACACATTTATTTACTTATATATATATATATATTTATATTTAAATTAATTTATATTTCAATTTTTTTAACATGTACAATTTTTACAATTACACATTGTACAATTTGTACAATTATTATCTTTACAACTTTTACAATTACACTTGCATTTTTTACAATTACAAGTTTTGTCACCACCTTTTAATAACAAATATTTTTGTTTATATTTTATATATTTACTATAAAATACATTTTCGTTATTCATTTTATATATAATATATTAGAAAATAAATAATATTATATATATTATAATATATGATTAATAATTTAAATTTTACAACTAATGTTTCTAGATTTGCTTTTATATTTTTAATTTTTGTGCTAATAACATCTGGATATATAAAAGAAATTTTATCTTGTCAGATGATAAAATTTATTAAGAAATCAATTTTTATTAAACATTTAATGACTATAATAGTTATATTTGCATTTATAATGTTAGAAGGTGGTTGGGATTTTGATAAATCAAGAGAAGATAATATTCCTAATAATTGGGCAAGTGGAAATACAATACATTCTTTAATTATAGCAGTACTTATATATTTTATATTTCTTATTTCATCAAAATCTCAATTAATTCCTAATATACTATTTTTTATTTTTTTATTTATTATTTATTTTACTAATTCTTACAGAGAGTATATGTTTAAACGTAATCAAATTACAAAAACAACAAATAATAATATTATTATTTTTGAAAAAATAATAACTTTTATATCAATAATAGTTCTTATATATGGTTTTATTGATTATTATAATTATCAAAGAAAACAACATCCAGACGATTTTTCTTATCACCAATTTTTTTTATCACATAAAAAATGTAGTTTGGAATAGATTAAATAATATAAAAATTGATTTATTAATTACTTAAAAATATATAAATAATAAATAATAAATAATAAATAAGAATATTATAATGGAGTTAGTAAATGAATTTAAAAATGATCCTAATGATTTTATTGAAAATAATAATATAAAAATATTAATAAAATTAGCAAAATATTTAAGTAATAAATATTATAGCTCAGAACCTATAGTTTCAGATGAAGAATATGATTTATTAATTGATTCAATTAAATATCGAGAACCAAATAACTCTTTTTTAAAAGAAATAGGTACTGATTGTAAAAAAAATAATATTGTTGATCTGCCATTTTATATGGGTAGTATGGATAAAATAAAAAATTCAAAAGATATTATTAATTGGAGTAATAAGTTTTCAGGACCTTATTATATTTCAGACAAATTAGATGGTATTTCTGCATTATTAGAAATTGATAAGAAAAATGGTAATAAATTATATACTAGAGGTAATGGATTGCAAGGTAATGATATAACTACTTTATTAAAATACTTAAATATTCCAAAAATTGATGCAGATTATGTTGTTATTCGTGGAGAATTAATAATAAGTAAGGAGAAATTTAAAAAATATAGTGATAAAATGGCAAATGCTAGAAATTTAGTATGCGGTACAGTTAATTCTAAAAAAATAAATAAAGAAAAAATGAATGATATTGATTTTGTAGCATATGAAATAATTGAACCGTGGTTATCTATAAAAGATCAATTTATAACATTAAAGGAAAATAATTTTAATACAGTGTACAATACTGTATTTGAAAACATAAATATTGATAATTTATCTAATTTATTAAAAGAAAGAAAAAATAATTCTGAATATGATATTGATGGTATAATTGTTTCTTATGGAAAACCTAAAAAAAGATTAGAAGAAGGAAATCCTGCATACGCATTCGCTTTTAAACAAACATTTGAAAATCAAACTGTAGATGTAATAGTTTTAGATGTAGAATGGAATGAATCTAAAGATGGTTATTTAAAACCTAGATTAATTCTTGAACCTACGAAACTATCTGGTGTGACTATAAAACATGTTACAGCATTTAATGCAAAATATATTAGTGATAATAATATTGGACCAAATACAATTATCAAATTAGTAAGAAGTGGAGATGTAATACCGCATATTTTAAAAGTTGTAAAATCTACTAAAGCTAAAATGCCTATAATTGAGTATTCATGGACTGATACTAAAGTAGATATAATAGCTAAAAAACAAAGTATAGATGGATTAGTACAAAGTTTAACATTTTCAGTTCAAAAATTAAAAATTAAAAATGTAAATGAAGGTATTATTAAAAAACTTGTTGAAAAAAATATTAAAACAATTATAGATTTAATTAATATTAATAAAGATTTCTTATTAGAAATTGAAGGTTTTAAAGATAAAAAAGCAACTTTAATATTTAATAGTATTCAAAATGCAATTGAAAATTTAACTTTACTTGATTTCATGGTTGCTTCTAATATATTAGGAAGAGGAATAGGAGAAAAAAAAATTAAAAAAATTATTGATACATATCCTAATATAATTACTGAGAACAAAATAGATGTATATAATAAAATTTTAAAATTAGAAGGGTTTGATGAATTAACTAGCAAACTGTTTACTAATAATTTAGATGAATTTATTAAACTATTTAATAAACTACCTTTAAAATTACAAAAACAATTATTAATTGTTAAAAAAAAACAGAATAATAATAAAAGATTTAATAATTTAAAAATTGTATTTTCAGGATTTAGAAATAAAGAATGGGAAACTATTATTGAAGATGAAGGAGGTAAAGTTGTTACTACAGTATCAAGTAATACAGATATATTAGTTGCAAAAAAAGAAGATATTGAATTAGCCGAAAATTCTAAAATAAAAAAAGCTTTACAATTAAAAATAACTATATTAACACCAGAACAATTTGAAAAAAAATTGAATAATTATTAATTTATTATACTGTTTATTAATTTATAATAAATGAAGATTATTAAGAAAAAACAAATAACTAGAGGTATTTTTATTAAAAATGTAAGTTATTGTGCCGATATTAACACTATTGAAGCATTTTTATCAAAATATTCAATTATATATAATGATATTATTATGTTTCATGATAAATTAAATAATTTTAAAGGTAGAATTATTATTATTTTAAATAATGAAGAAGCAGCTACAGATGCTATTAAAAAATTAAATAATCTTATGTTTTTAAATCGTAAATTAAAAGTAACGTATGTATATAATAAATATATTAATAATAGTAATTGTAATGATATTATAAACTTATTAAATAATAAATTAAATCTTATATAATATAATATGCCTCTCGGAAAAAAAGCTTCAAAACAACAGCAAAAACAACAAAAGAAAGTTTCAAAAAAAGTTTCAAAAAAAACTTCTAAGAAAACTTCTAAAAAAAAACAATCTAAAAAAAATTCAAAAATTAATACTTTAAAAGGATACTACAATATGATAAAAAATATTTAATTTATTTTTCAAGTAAGTTCATTATTAATGAATACTGTTTATTTATATTTTCAACAGATGTAACACATGATTTTTGATATTTTTTAATATCATTATATTTATTAAAAATATTTTTTTTTGAATCAAAATAATCTACAATTTTATTTAATTCATTTAATCCAAAATTAGCATATATACATATATAGATGTATGCTAATTCAGGTAATATATTATTAATTTTATCATTTGTACATATAAAAGTTATTATCTCCTTTACTTTTATTAAAATATCATCTATATTATTAGTTATTTGTACTTGATGAGATCCAAAGCCATCATTTGCAAATAAATATTTTTTAATATTTAGATCTAAATAATTTATTTCTAGATTTTGTTTATCTATTATTAAAAATGTTCTAATACAAAAATAAATTGTAAAATTTCGATATTCTAACATTTTTTTAATTAATAATTTATTTATTAATTCTAAATCATCTATGAAATCAAGTAATTTATTTGTTCTAATATAAGATGTAATAATATTATTATTATTTTTTATTTTTATATAAGATGCTACTCTTTCACCATTTTGTAATCGATTGAAAATTGCACATTTTGTACCTATATTTAATGCTTTATTATTTTTTGTTTGAATAATATTTATGAACATTTGATAATCATTAAATGTTGTTTTTTCATCTTTAGTAAATATTCTGTATTTTTTTTTATTTAATAATGATTTATTATTTTCAGTTTTACTATAAAATACTTTACAATTATCTATTTTGATATAAATTTTATTATTTGAATTTTCTATAAAGTTTTTAATTGTTTTTAATCTATGTTGTCCATCTACACATTCATATGAATAATGAACATCTTTTGATTCTATTTTTGATAATTTATAAATTACATAATTTGGCATTATCCAGTTTTTATAAATAGTATCTAATAAAGCATTTTGTTTTTCTATATTCCAACAAAAATCACGTTGATATTCTGGTGTTAATAGTAATTTATTATCTTTTAAATATTCTTCATAACATGCACTAATTGATTTACTACTATTTTGTTGAAGTATTTCTTCTGTATCATCTATATCTGTTTCTTCTATATCTATATCTGAATCATTACCTTCTTCAATACTTAAATAATCTTCTTCAGACATTTATTTATTTTATATTTTTTTATTTGTTTAATTTATTTAAAAATCAATTTTTTTAATAATAATAAAATATATAGTTATAATAATTATATATTATTAAGATATGCTTTTTAGAAATATTAATATAGAAAACATTCCAGAATTAAAAAACTTGTGTAATAAAATTATAGATGAATATAGCAAAACTAGAATAGAAGATAATATAACATTAAAAGAATTTATATATGATTATATAAATAATATGTGTGTAATAGAGAAGAATATAATAATAAATTCATTCAATATTTTACAATTAGATTATTATAATAGCAATATTCTTAAAAAAATTAATAATAAATATGACGGAGAACCTCTTATAGCAATTTGTTATGATTTAATACACAAATAGTACATAATTATGTAATCATAATTATATAATTACATAGTTATACAATTACACTCATTTTTATTATCTATATTATCTATCATAATATTTACTTTATCAAGAACTTCTTTTATATCTGGTCTAAATAAAGGAAGTGTGTTCCACATCCTAAAAACTATATTTTGTAATTCAATATTATTAATCTCTTTAATATTAGGACGGAAACCTTCTTTAATCAAAAGAATTACATTAGGATTATTATCTATTTCTTTTAAAGGTATTTTTCCAGTATTTATAAACCAAAAATTAAGTGCCAAAGAATATACATCTATTTTAAGATTATAATCTTCACCGTTATTAAATAATATCTCTGGTGCCATATATCTTAATGTACCAGTACAACCGCTCATTTTATAAACATCGTGTTTTTTTTTAATAGTGCGAGATAAACCAAAGTCTGTAAGTTTAATATGTAAATCCCCGTCCAATAAAATATTAGAAGGTTTAATGTCACGATGCATTATTGGATAGTAGCAGTTATGTAGAAAATAAACAGCCTGTGTAAGTTCTTTAATCCATCTGCACATATATTTTGTTGATGGTTTCCATGTTTTAGAATATTTACGAGACATTTTATTATAATAAGTATCTAACGAACCATTTGGCATATATTCATATAATAACATTAGTGGTTCATTTAAAGTACAGGCGCCCATAAATAATACTAATTTAGGATGTCTTAAATGTGATATTACTGATATTTCATTAATTAAATCATCATATTCTGTTTCATTATAATTATGCTTAAGATATTTTACTACACAAATATCTCCTCTCCATTTAGCTTTATTAATTATTCCATTATTACCTTCAGCTATTTTTTCACATATTAAAATTTCATCTCGTTTTAATTCCCACCATTCTGCTCTACCTCTAAGATTAAAAGGTATCATTTCCATATATAAAGAAGAATTATTTGAATGCGACGATGAATCAATATCTATAATATTTTTTTCCATTATATATATTATTATTATTATTATATATATAAATAATATCTAATAACGCATTATATTTTTGTTTGTTTATTAAAAAAATATAAAGAGAAAAATTATTTGAATGTGTATATAAATCATTGTCTAAAATATTTTTACAATACTCAAATATTATAAAAAAATATTAATTAGTGTGGGTAAAACTACATTTACCATTTTTATGAAATTTACAGTTTTCACCAAATTTACATTCTTCTCGACCTTTAATGATGATAGGATAATTGTTATCAGGTACTGCAAAAACTTTATAATTTAGATTGAAAAACAAAAAGTTTCTCATTATGTTTGTATGAGAAACATTTTCAGGAACTTTAATATATAACTTTTTAATACTAGTATCATTTCTTTTTTCAATGTCATCGGTAAATGCAATAATAATAAATCTACCTGTAATTGCATGTTTTTCTCCAGTCCATCCTTCATCTTCAATATAAATATGAGAACTCACACCTTGGTCATTATATTTTGTTTTGGTAATTTTAACTAAATTTGGATTTATTTTAATAATACCATTTGCAGTATCAGTAAAACTATTATATACTGGAATCTTAATAGATTCTTTGTTGTTATCATTAATATTAAGATTAAGTTCAATATAATGATTAGTGTCAGGCATCTATTTATATTGAACTTAATTAATAAATTAATAATATTTAATATTTAATATTTAAAAAATTCAATTTTTTTTATTAAATAAAATTGAAAAAATATTTATATAAATATCTATATTATTTATATAAATAATATGAAAAGAAAAACATTATTGCTTTCATTATTGATAATTCCATGGTCTGTTTTAGGTTTTATACCTCAATTTGATAATAATGTTAATAAATTACATTATTTACCAAAAATAAATAAATTATTATTTAAAACAAAATTAGACATATCTAATAGTAATATATCAGTAAAATTAAAGAAATATAAACCATTATATAAAATCTTATATAAATTTGAATCTCTGACTACAATTCGTTTCAGATCAATATTAGTTATACTAATACTTTTAAGATCAATATATTCAGTATATAATAATGTTAATGATGTAGTTAGTATCATTAATTTAATAGATAAAAAGGATATTCAAGAAATTAATAAAATATTAGATTTTTTGAATTTTATCAATATAATAAATATTTTTAATATTATTACATTATTGGAGTTATATGATTTATCAGATCATATAATGTTTTTAAATAAAAAATCAATATTTTTAAAAAAATATTTAAGGTTATACAAAAAAGATTGTTTTATAATAAAATATTTATAATAAAAACATAAATTATTTAATTATATTATCATATATATTAAATAATTTATTGAACAATAACCAGATGTTAAAGCATTTATATTACCATTATTAATAGTAATTATATTATCTCCATTAATAATGGTAAATGAGAATAAGTTAAAATTATCTAAAAGATATAAAATTAAAATTACTTATTTCACCACCAATTTTTTTATTTATTTATTTTTCATTATTTTGATATTAAAATTAAATAAATAAAGATATATAAATAAAATATGTTAAATTATATAGAAAAAATATTCTCAGAACTGAGGACTAAATCAAAAAGGAACAGCTACAGTTTGCTTACGGATCATATTGAGCAAAGCACCGCCAAATCCGCGAGAAACACCACCGCCAAATCCGCGAGAAACACTACCGCCAAATCCGCGAGAAACAGGTTGTTCTTGAACTTTCTCCTTTTTAAATACCGTGAAGGTTAGGTACATAAGTCCTGTGTTATCATTTGTTTCTTCCATACCAAGTTCTTTTTCTTCTTCTGTAGGCTCGTAACCAATATCTTTAGCCCCTGAATGGAGGAAGAACTGACGATGCTTTAAGCTCTTCGCGCGTCTGACCGAACTTAACGACAATGTCAGTACTTGAAGAGTCATCAACGTACAGCCTGACCTGTGTTTTGTAGTCACTATTCGTGATTTCTTTTACATCTACAGTAGTGGTGTTTGTAGTAGCCTTAGAACCGTTACCAATACGACCAAGACTATACCCATTGAGGAAGTCATCATCGTCTTCAGCAGATCCACGAAGATAACGAGTAGGACCTCCGCGAGTCATTCCGCGAGTTTGAGCTACTGGTTTTTCTTCTACAACATAACACAAACTAGATATGATCATGAAAATTCCCGTATCCTCAGTAGTTTGTTCAACACCCATGGCTATTTGCTCTTCAGAAAGTTTAACGCCATATTTTTCTGCCTTGGTAATAGCAAACTGATATTCATCGCCAGGATTCTGATCATATGCATATGTAGAACCTTTTTTCATGATCCAAGAACGACCATTTTCATCGGTCTGCTTATTCATCTTGAAACGCATCTTTATTCTGAGATCTTCTTTTTTAATCTTATCGTGGTCAAGATTGATATCGTAAATTACAACGCCAAAAGCACCTGCCTTGCAGGCATATTCTCCATTTTTGACATGGTAAGGATCGCTTGTACGAATTCGCTCGTTTTTGTCAGACACGAGTTTCGCGTCATAAGCATCCACGATGCTAAATTTGAAGGAAATTCCGAAGGTGTTGTCGTTTGTATCTTTGCCATAGTAGCTGACTTGCGTCTCGGTAGAAGACATTTTAAATGTTTAATAATAAATGAGATCTTCAATATAAAAAAAACTCAATTTTTTTTATTTATAAAGTTAAATAAAATAATACAAAAAAAAGAATATATTATATAATAATATAATAAATGTGGTATCATAGTATATCAATTCAAGGACGTAGGCCTTATAATGAAGATGAGTATAAAGTAATAAATAATTTAAATTCTAATGATATAACATTACATAAAGTAGGATATTTTGGATTATTTGATGGACATGGGGGAGGTAAAATATCTAAATTTTGTAAAAAACATTTACATAAATATTTTATAGATAATGAAATTACTAATAAACCACCTTCTAAATCTAAAGATTATGATAAATATATAATTAAAACATATTCATCTATACAAAATAAATTATCAGAACACGAAAAAGAAGCTAAAACTGTAGGTTCAACTGCTTTAGTAGTGCTCATATATGAAAAAGATAAAAAAAATTATTGCAAAATAACCAATTTAGGAGATTGCAGAGCTATAATGTGTAATGAATATAATATTGCTGTACAACTTACAAAAGATCATAAACCAACATCATTTGAAGAATACAAAAGAATTATATCTGAAAATGGTAAAATAACTAAAGAAGCGAACGACGATTATAGAATTAATGGAATGTCTGTATCAAGAGCATTTGGTGATCTTGATGCAAAACCTCATGTGTCACATATACCTGATATATTTGATTATGATATTAATAAAACTAAATTTATTATAATGGGGTGTGATGGTTTATGGGATGCTCTTGGTAATCAAGAAGCAATTGATTTAGTTTTATCAGATATAGAAAACAATGATGATTATAAAAAAAATATAAATAATAAAACAGATAACAATATAGCAATAAAATTAGCTAATTTAGCATATGATAAAGGATCTTGTGATAATATATCTGTTATTGTTATTTTTTTTTAGTTTTATAGTTTTCTAAAATTTGATTAATTTCATTTATTTTATTTCTATCTAATACATATACATCAATATATGGACCGCTAAAATTTTCACTTTGTTTTAAAACATTACATAATATTGTTTCGTAATTATCAAAAAAATCATCTATTTTTTTTAATGATTCTATATTATCTATTGATAATAGATGTTTTATATCATTAATAAATTGTGAAAATGTATTTTTATTAGTTATTTTTTCTTTTATATTATTAATTAATATAAATTCATTTAAATTAGTATTGTTTGTATTTTTTGTATTATTTGATACAAAATCATTAAAAAAATTAATATCATCATTATTTATATATTTTGTATTTATTGTAGATTTAATTAAATGATTTTTAATTTCTAAAAATGAAGCAAAATTTCTATTTTTTAAAATAATAATATAATAATTAATAAATCGTTTTAATATTAATTTATTATAATTTAATAATGTTTTTTTATTGTTGGTATCGTACGTATTACTCATATTTTCTAATAATTCAATAAATGAATTAATTTCAGACATAATTTATTATTATAATAATAATAAATTATATTTTAAATTTATTATCAAAAACATAAATATATTTTTAAATCCAATTGTTTTTGCCCATCTTTATATTACATTTTTCACATAATGGTCTTAAGTTATTAATATCAGTTTTACCTCCATTCGCTTCACTGATAATATGACTACAATGAAAACCATTTTTTTCATTATTAATTAATTTATTACATAATGGACAATTACCATCGTCGAGATTACCAAATTCTTTTCTCCATACTTCAATTCTTAATTTAGGTGGTATTTTCTGTTTCTTGTATTTGAATTTATGATCTGGTATAACTGTGTCATCTAAAAGATATTTAATAAAATTATTATTTTTTAATGATGCAATAAAATGTTGGTTAATTGAATCATGTTCATCGACATAAAATAATTTATTATCTTCAATGAAATAATCTCTATAACTAATTAATTTATAAAATTTATTATTTTTTATTTCTAAATTATTAATAATTTCATCAATATTATTAAATTTATCAAAATATTTATTTTGTAATAAAATTTGTAAAAATTCTGATATTGAATAAATATTTTTATTAATATTTTTTTTTTTAGAAAATAATATACTATATTTCTTCTCCAAAAACATTTTTGTAAAATCATATAAATTTAACTTAAAATCATCTAAAACTACATATTGTTGATTTTTATAAGAATCTTTATTAATTTCATAAAATAATTTTTTCATATCGTCGTCATTATTAACAAAAAAATAACAAAAATATAGCATATCGTCTTTATTATAATTAGAATATAATTCATATGCCATTTGCAATCGATGTTGTCCATCTATTAAATATAATTTTTCATTATTTATTACTGCTATAATAATTTTATTTTTAAATATTAAGTAACTTGGATTTAATAAATACGAATTAACCATTTCTTTTACTTTATCTTCATCTAAATCTGTTTGAAATGGTGGTTTAATTAACAAGTTATTATCAATTAAATTTTTTATTAATTTAAATGATAATTTATTCTCTTGACCATTTAAAAATGTAATATTTTTATTTCCTGGTAGTTCCATTATTATATTATAATATATATATAATTCTTTATACAATTTTTTAATATATAAATATATATTATTATTTTTTTGTAAATTAATAATATAAATATATATAAAATGAGTATATTCATTATTAATATTAATGACTATTCTTTTAGAATTATGAATAAAACATATCAACAAGATAGAATAATTGTTAATATTCATAGTTCTGAAAGTACGAATAAAAATTTATTATATGACGATAATACTATTGATGTAAAAGTTAATAAATTTTCAGTTTATCTATCAAGAAGTAATTTAGGATGTTTTAGATTATTATATATCACTTATGCACATTATGCTAAAGGCGACGAAGATTATATACAACAAACTTTTATACATCTAAAATTAAATGATTATATTAATAAGTGTATACCAATATTATCTGATGTAGATTATGACTACTCAAACAGATCATTAAATGTTTATAAATATTTTCAAGCACATGATATTGATTTTAATATGTCTAAAAATATTATTTTTAATATATTGAATAATCCTATTTTTATACAAAATTTAAAAAATATTGAAAATCATATAAATGATAATAGTAGAATGATTAAAAAAAATCCATTTATAGAATATAATCAACAAATTAGATGTGGTTATGAGAAAGAAGAAGATAAAAATACTATAATAAAAATATTAACAGATTTTTCAAATAAATTAACTGATTTATATAATTATAGTGAAAATAATTTTGTTTGTGAGCATACTGTTAATAATGAATTAGATAATTATAAAATACAATTTTATAAATTAAATTTAAATCTTAAACAAAAAGATGATAGTAATATAGATAATATTATATTATATTATTGTAATGTTGAAATTGAAAAATTTAATGGATTAATAACAAACAGTTATATAAAAACTGATATAAAAAATTTTAAATTACCTGTTTTTTTAACTTGTGATAATAAAATTACAAAATTTGGCACTTTTACAAATTATATTTTAGCTGGCAATTATATTTGCAAATTATTTGAATATAGAGAACAATGCAAAGATAAACAATGTACTTTTAAATATCAATTAATTGGTGATAGATATGATAACATTTTTCCATTTAATATTATAAAAGAACCAAATGAACCACAAAAAACATTAGTAATACCAGTACAACCAGTACAACCAACTAGACCAGTACAATTACAAATAAATAATAGTATTGATAAATTAAATGATCTAATAAATAATTATTTAAAAATAATTCAAACAGGAAGAAAAATAATTCAAACTAAAGGAGAAAATATAAATATAATATGGAGTGATAGTACAACAGAAGATCTTACATATATTAATAGTGGTGTTCCAAATGCTGCATACTATGATACAAAATTACACGGTGTTGTCAAATTTAGAAAACAGGATAAAGATAAACAATCAAATCTAATAGATAAAATACAATCAAAGGATGATATAGAAAAAAATAAAGAAGAATATGATAATATAATGAATAATATTAATAAATTAAAAGATTTAGATTATATTAATAAATTAAATACGCTTAAAACATTTTGTCATATAAGAGGTTATGTTATATATCATAATATTAATAATTTATTTATGAATGAATATAATATTGCTCACTCACCACTTATAGAATATTTAAAAGATTATAATGATTTTTATGGTTTTAAAAAAGATGAAGATATAATTAAAGATAACGCATTATCATCATTTTTAGAGGTTGTAAAAGACTTTAATACATTTAATACAGAGTTTATGTTTACGCATGGAGATTTACAAAATAATTGTCGTAATATAATGTATAATAAAATTACAAATAAGTTTAAAGTAATTGATATTGTATCTCCAAAATTAATAATACCATCTAGACCTGAACAATTAAATAATTTAATATCAGAAATAATATTTGATATTAAGAGTTTAATTAATTGTTATAATAATACATGGAAAATAGAAATAGACATAGATAATTTAATAGACATAAATAAATTAGAAATAGAATTAATGAGTTATAAAAATAACTTATTCTGTGTTAAAGATATACCAGATACTTTATTATTAAACTATAATCCTTACAGAGATGATTGTGAACAAAGAGATATTTATGTTGACACAAGTAAAGAAGTTGTAAAACAAATAATTTTAAATTTTATTAAAGAATGTTATACAAAATTCATTGGTATAATTGAAAAAGATATACAGATTATAAATACACATGATTTATAAGATTTGCTAAACTATCAATAATATTATTATTATTTATATAATTTTATTAGATTTGTTAAATTTACTAAACTATCTATATTGTTAATTTCATTATCACATAAATCTAATATTGTTAAATTTGTAAGATTTACTAAACTATCTATATTGTTAATTTCATTATCA